CACTGTTGGCGTCTGCAAAGCTGCTTATTCCAATACCTAGATCACCAAAACTCTTGTCACCAAATTGCATCAGTGCTGCGCCGTATTCGGCACTGGCACTGCCCAGTGCTGCACTGGCACTGTGTAAACTGATAAAAGTTTTAACATCGGGGGCCATGCTGGCAGCTTGACTCGCTGCTGCTGTGGCAGCGGATGCAATGTTTGTAAATGCACTGGGTAAACTACTAAGGGTGTCGCCTAGACCAGCAACGTTGGCAACGTTGGCCTGTAGGGTTGCAATCAATCCAGTAATTGAGTTTGACGAAGCACCCGTGATTTGTGCGGTCATGTCGGGGTTGACCCCGATGCCATTGCCGTTTGCCATGCCCTGTGCTGCGATTAATACTGTTGGAGTTATTGCCATACAAATATTTAACCAATTTTAACGTCACTGGCACCACTGGTGATGGTTCCTGGTGAGTTTTTACCTGGATCTTTGGTGTGTTTTTCTGTAGTGCTGCCCACTACTGCCACCGGGCTTCCATTGATTTTTACTGTGTCAACAACACCGCCTGTAATGGCAACACCGTCGTCCATGGTGCTGCCCTTTACTGCCACATAGGCACCGTCAATACGCACAGAGTCCGACACTGCCGATGTTATGTTATGCCCAAAGTTGTCAGGGTCACCTTTACGTGCTGCCGGTGAGCCCATTACTTGATGATTCCTGCAGGTGCTGTCACAATGCCCGTGGTCATTTGTGTGTAGTGTGGTTTGAGCTCGTCAGTGGTCAGCGCTGTCATCATGACATGCTGTGCTCTTAATACAACATTGGCCTTGTCTTTGCCAGTCATGAGACTGGGGAACAGGCCCACGCCCTTCTGGCTTGGTACCACAGTCATGGGATTGGAAACTGTATAGTCTGCCCCAACTGAACTTTCAACAACGCTTTCCACTGTGCCAACGATTTCATCGCCGTTGACCATTTTGAATGTGACTAAATCGCCCACTTCAATTTTGCTTGATTTATTGATTAACATGTTCGCTTTCAAAGTATTTTTTAAGTTCTGTAAATCCACCGATGAGTTTTTCATCTAAAAAGATTTGTGGAACTGTACGTGCTGTAGGAACTGCTTCTAGTAGATCCTCTTTGGTATATCCATCGCCGATCTTGCGTTCTTCAAATGCGATATCTTTTGCCTTCAACAATGCCTTTGCTTGATCGCAAAATGGGCAATGATACTTACTCCATACTACTGCTTTCATCTAGTTCTCCTTATACTGCGTATGTTTGTTTAAAAATGTCTGCCTTGACTACACCGTAGTCGCCAGGGCCGTGTTTAACTATATAGTCATTTCCCTTGGTGTAGTTTAGAGTTTCGCCCCAACTTGTTTTAACTGCACCATCATGGTCAGCAAGTTTGGCCATCTTCATGATCTTTTTGGGTGTGCAAATGCCATTGCCCAGATCGTCTTTGAGTTCGGCAAACTTTTCTGGGGGTACGGGATAGCGTTCACCTTTTGGTCCAGTGAGGATATAGTAGCCAGCTTTGTAGTTTACAGGACCTTCTAGTGTTTGAATAGTCCCGTCTTGTTGTGCAATCTCATAACGTTCCTGTGCTGGCTTTTTGTATGTTTCAAAACCGTCTTTGAACCAAGCATCGTTTAGTACGTCTTCAAATAAGTTTAGTAGGTTTCTCATAAGTCGGGCAACTCGTCGTAGTCTAGTACATCACTCATGACACCAATCACATAGCTGGTGCTTTCACTTTCCTGCAATGCTGTCTGCTTCTTGCTAGTGTCTGTGTGTTTGTTGAACCATGGGATAGGTGTTGTCTTGGGTGCTGTGGCTTGGTACTTGATACCAATATCTGCCAATGCACCACGTGCTGTATAGTCCACAAAGTCACACAAGATGTTTGCGTTAAGACCAATCACAGGACCCTTCTTGAACAGGTAGTGTGCCCAGGCTTTTTCTTCACGGATCACATCCATGTACAGTGCGTAGACTTCTTGCTCGCATTCGGTTTTGATGGCAGCAAAGCGTGGATCTTCTTTAACTACTTGGTTAATGAGATAGGCAGTCCAGCCCTTGTGCAACAATTCATCTTGTAGGATCAAACTGATGATGTTGCCATTGCCCATGAATATGCGATTCTCTACCATGGCCAAGCTCGTAGCAAAGCTGACCATAAAACGGAACGCTTCCAAGGCATAACTGGCGTGTAAGGCCATGTAAATGGCTCGGATATGTTCCTTTTCAGTCACTTCCATGCCTAGTTCTTTGCGACAGTTAACTTGATGTAGTGCATCATAGTAATCACCAACACTTGATGCCATGTCAATGATCTCTTGTGTGTCGTGAATGGTGTTGAACACTTCTTTGGGCACATTGTAGATGTTGCGAATGATGTGACTGTAACTGCGTGAGTGAATGTTGGTTTCAAAGAAGGTCCAGTTGTACACCAAAGCCTCCAGTTCAGGCAAGCTGATCACCGGCGCAAACACCTGACTTGGACCACGTCCTTGCAAACTGTCTAATGCCGTTTGACGTAGCAAGTTACTGGTGAAGATGTGCTTGACTGCGTCACTAGCATCCTTAAAGTCTGCTGCGTCTTTAGTCAATGACACCTCTTCGGGTACCCAAAAGAAGCCACGTGCCGTTGTTTCAAAGTTGGCAATTTTTGGATACTTGACTTCTTCAAAGCGTTGGATAGTTACAGGTCCCGCTTCATCAAGAAACATCTTGCGACTAAGGTAATCTGTTTTAGTTGAGAGATTATATTGTTGTTTTGACATTTATATGTTGTTCCTTGCGTGATATTCTTTCATTGCTTTACTATGTTGTTCGCACCATTCTTTGGTTCGTTTGCGACCCTTCATCGCTTTGCTTTGATTTAGTTTGTGTTCTTCGGACTTCTTTTTTCCTTTTAGTGGTGAGGGTCTGACATAAGGTTCAACACTATCAGTAAAAGTATATCTAAGTTGCTTGTTTTTACAGTGTCCAAATTTTCCTTCTGCGGTGTACTTAACATTTGACGCATTTGTTTTTAACTCTTTGGCACATTCAACCATAGAACTATATGTTTTATAATACGAACCATCCAGATTATACGCATGAATTTCAATTCTTTTTTCTATCGCAGATTCTTTGATGCCTACTGTTATATTGTCTATATTACTTATATCGTGCTTCTTACCTAACATTCCTTTTGGATGACCATTTTCAACGATCCATTGTTTCTGTTGCAATGATGCTCTCCTTCTCAACCAACCAAATAACTTATTATTTGCTCTTTGTTGTGTATGATGAGTTGTCATTAGCATCACTGCTTTTACCAATGGTAAAGACTTTGGATATATCTTTACTAATAATTGATGTGCTAAGAAATGCTCCTCTGGAGTTAATATCGCTAGATTAGTAACATCGTCAGTTCCACCAAGACACCTAGGGACAATGTGGTGTTTTTCAACATATCCCTCAAGTGTTCTAGTTTTACTTCTTTCCATAAGTTTATCGTAGTGTTTTTTGTAGTTCATACTATTATTTATCTAATAAACAATAATATTACTATTTATTACTTTACAACTTGCAACTTTCGCAGGAATCTTCATCATCAAAGTCAATAATTTCTAGTGGTCCAGCTGGTGCATCTTCTTGTTGCTTGCTACCAGCTTTATTCACGAGGCTATAATAAAAGGTCTTAATTCCCCACATGTGTGCCTGCATCAAGTTTTTAGCAATCAGTGTAGTTGGCACTTTACGATCTGGGAAGTTGGCCGGGTTATAAAAAGTATTAGTCGAAATAGATTGATCCATGTAAGCAGCAAGTACAGCACTGGTTTTCAAGTAACCTGTACAGTCTGTTTGATCCCACATGAGTTGATACTTGTTCTTTAGTTTAGCATATTCAGGCACAACCTGTACTAGTGAGCCGGCTTTTGATTCTTTGACGCTGATCAACTGCATGGGCATTTCAATACCGTTTGTGCTGTTGATAACAACGCTGCTAGACTCTACAGGAGCAATGGCCATCTGTGTGGCATTACGCACACCATATGCTCGCATGTTGGCACGTAAGGTTTCCCAGTCTAGTTCAGGAGTGAAGTCAGCTAGTTCGTTAACACCATTGGCACGTAGTTCCCATGGGAAAATGCCTTTGCCGTAACGTGTCTGATCGCTGTGTAAACAACGGCCACGTTCTTTAGCCAGCTCTACACTGGATTCGGTCAAGTAATAAGCCTGATGCTCTGCCCAGGTTTTAACGTCATGTAGTGCGTCTCGCTCGCCATACTTGTAGTTGCGTTTGGCGTGCCAGTAAGCAAGGTTCGTAACGCCAATCCCAATCGGACGAATTTCATCGTTGGACAATTTAGATTGTATAGAAAGGAAATCCTGGTAGTCAAGAATATTGTTGAGGCTTCTGTGAAGAATTCTACAAGCACGGCGCATGTCCTCAGGATTGCGGAAGGCACCCCAATTGATGCTACCAAGGGTGCAGAGCGCGATGCGTCCAGTATCATCGTCCAGTCGTTTAAAAGATTTCGTAGGTAAGAGAATTTCACAGCAGAGATTACTTTGATAGATTGTGTGATATTCGGGATCAAAAGGTCCTTGGTTCATCACGTTGTCAATAAACACAAGATAGATACGTCCTGTGTCGGTGCGTTCTTTTAAGATACCACTCTTAAAAACTTCCTCGGCTGGCATAGACTTTTTACGTAGACCCGGTTGCTTTTCATACTTGACATACAGCTCTTCAAAAAGCGCGGTATTTTGGTAGAAGGCGTTATATAGATCCGGTACTTCGTTAGGGTCAAAGAACGTGATATCTTGTTTGTTTCTAAATCTACGCCAGAAAAAAGCAGAAAGCACCACCCCGTAGTCCATATGTCGTACACGGGTTTCGTCGGTTCCTTGATTGTTCTTGAGCACAATAAGATCATCGAATTGATGATGCCAGATGGGATAAAAAACAGTGGCACTTGCATTACGAATACCTCCTTGACTGCAACTACGTAGATCACCAAACCATTTCTTCAAGAATGGAATCATGCCAGTGTGCATGATTTCGCCACCACGAATAGGAGCACCTAGTGGACGTAGGCGTCCAATCTCTAAACCAATGCCAGAAC